GAGATCTACACGCGTAAGATCGTCGGCAGCGTCAGATGTGTATAAGAGACAGGCCGGGGTGGCCGGGGTCGATGCCGTGGGCCTTGCATAGTGCGCGGAGTCGTTTGATCTCGTTCGTCTTCTCCTCGGCCTTGCTGCGGAACGGTTCGACCGGGCGGCCGTTGGTGTAGGCCTGGTGGACGATCACCTTCTGGACGCGCTTGGTCCCCTCGTAGAATCGGGAGACGCCCGCAAGGGTGGCGACCAGGCCGACGCGTTCGAGTCCGTTGACGCGGGAGGTGAGGGTCTGGTGGGTGAGTTCGGTCGCATCCTCGAGCGCGCCGCGCGTGCATCCCTGGGCGTCGCCGATGAAGGCGAGCCAGTCCATGATCTGGAGATACTGCGCCAGCATCTTCGGGAGGGACTCGAACGCCGACGCCCTGCTCGAGAGATGCCAGTTCGAGACGATCGCGGGCGAGACGCCGCCGACGCCTGGGGGGGATGCGTCGAGGATCAGTTGCAGATTGTGGATCGGCGCCGATCCCGCCTCGGTTGCTGCTTGTTTTGCGTGGTCGAATAAGTTCATCAGATCGCCTCCGCTGTTTGTTTGGTTTTGTCGTTCTTGAAGGGATGGGTCGCGTCGCGGATCCGCTTCGCCTCGGCGCGTTGTTCGTCGGTGAGTTTTTCGATCTTCTTTCCGTTGGACCAGGGGGAGCGGGTCGCGGGCGCTGGATCCTTTTTCGGTTTGAGGTAGTCCCAGTGTTTGAGGACGGCGCGCGGGGTGTCGGCGGCGTTCGGGAACTTGAGGCGGTAGGCCTTGCGGCGTCGGTTGATCTGCTCGAGCGCCTGATCTCGATCGTCCGCCGCGTCTCCGAGTTTGATCTTGTAGCCTGCGGCGACCGACTCGATGTCGCGGATCTCGGTGTCGAGTTGCGGGGAAAGTCCCCAGGCCTTGACGATCGCGCGGGCGACGGCGAACCGGAACGGGAGCGCGGGGAGATAGGCCTCGCGCGTTTTGTTTTCGGGGGTCGTAGGTGTCGAGGTGGATCCAGGGCGCCGGGAGGTCGAGACGTCGGCCGCGCTGTCGGGTTCCTGGTCTTGTCCGCCTGCTTGGTTTGGTTGGGAAAGTTTGAGAACATCACCTCGGCGACGCGACGCGTCGCTGGTTTGTTTTGTCCTGTCTTGTTTGTCCTGTCTTGTACTGTGTCGTGCAGGCGGCGCGGGGTTCGCTCCGAGTTCGCTCGGAGCGCCATCCGCTTCGAGTTGCGACATCAGTCCCGACTTCTCGGCGATGGCGAACATCTGGTCGAACGCCTTGGCGCTGATCCCGGTCTGCCGGTGGAGGGACTGGGCGGTGTGGGGCGTGCCGGTCGATCGTCGTAACGTCCCGCGCGGATCGCATCGAGACGCGACCAGGATCGAGGCGACGAACGCCGCATAGGCTGAGTCCCCTCCGAGTTCGATCAGTTCGGAGATCCGATCGCCGTCGAACTTGTTGGGCATTGATACCCAATGAAGGGATCGACATCTCCGGGACTGTGACGTCTCGAAGGTGTCCGCCCATCCTGTTATGGTGTAGGCCTTGGTCATGCGGATCCCCCCTCGCCGGTCTGGAGATCATCGAACTCGGGGAACGCCTCGAAGTCGTCGAAGTCGATCGGCGCGGCGGGCGTGGCGGGCGTGGGTTCGTTGGTTGCGGTGGTGTTGGGGTCTTGTTTCATAGGTTGCGGCCTTTCGGTTTGGGGGTGGTGGAGTTAGTCGGTCGCGAGGTCGTTGAGTTCTGTCGCGGCCTCGATCATTTCGCGGCCGATCTTGTCGGCCTTCTCGACGTGTCCGATGTGGTCGAAGATCTCGCCGCGCATCTCGGCGGCGCGTTGGAGTTGAAACAGCGCCCGCGACTCTTCGCCCGCGATCGCGTATCGGGACAAGGCGGCGCGGATCGGATCCGAGTCGTCCTCGCGCAGGGTGCGCAGGGTCTCGAGTGTTTGTTTGTTTAGCATTAGGCGCCCGCCTTTCGTTTCTTTTTGATCGGGGAGGTGAGGCGGGCGACGGGTTTGAGTCGGTTCGGGTCGTTTCGTTTCCTGTTGTTTTCGTGGCGGCGGTCGAGGAACGTCTTGATCCCTTCCATGTCGAACCCGGCGAAGCTGTAGAACCAGTCGCCGGACCGTTTGTCCTCGTTCTTTCGTTGATAGACGAACCCGCCTCGGATCAGGAATTGCGGCGGGATCATCCCGTCGATCACCTTGAGGAGTGACGCGGTCGCCTGGCGTGGTCCGTCGATGAAGCGGGCGAGGGTTCCGAGTTCTCGCCATAGGTTCTCGAGGTGATCGAGTCCGCGCCGCTGTTTGTCTGCGCTGGTTCGGGCGATGAGCTGCTCGCCTGGAGACGGGAACAAGGTCGAGACGGCGGCGATGTGATCGATCGACATCCCGCGATCCCGCATCGCCAGGACGCAGATCTCGACGGCGCGTTCGTGTTCGCTAAGTTGCGCGGGCGTGATGTCGTAGGCGGTGCAGATCCCCTCGATCACCTCGAGCGGGATCCGGCGGAGTGCCTGGGTGATGTCGGGGGTCGGGTCGGGGGTCGGGTCTTTTGTGCTTTTCATGTCGGCGCCTCCGATGGCGTTGGGGGTGAGAGTTTCAAAACAAAAACGAACGCCGCCGATTGAGCGGCGCCCGTTGAGAGAGGTGAGGATCGATCAGAGACCGCGCGCCTCGAGTTGATCCATCGCCGAGAGCGCGGTCTCGGTGGGTGGTGTGGGTTCGTCTTCGCGTCGTTGTTGGTTGCCGAACGCCAGGTCGGCGGCGAACTGATCGAGCCAGGTCGCCGAGGTGTAGAGTCGGACGCCCATCTGTTTCGATCGCAGGCGGACGATCGATCCGTCGGCGGTGCGCAGACCGTGGCGGATCCATCGGGCGACGGTTCCAGGGTCGACCGGTTGCGGGGTGATCTTGGCCGCCTGGCCGAGCGAGATCAGATCCCCGCCGGTGTCGGTGTCCTGGTCGCCGGTTGTTTGTCTTGTTTGTGTCGCTGTTTGTGTCATGGGTTCGCGTTCCTGTTTGTCTGCGTTTCCTGCGTTTCCTGCGTTGTCTGCGTTGGGCCCAGAGTCGCGGGAGATTGGGGCGCGCTACAAAATGCAATGAAAGAAAATGCAGAAACCGCGCGGGCGTGTCGTGGGGCGTGCTTTTTTTTAAGATTCCCGGCGCCGGTGTTGCTGGTGGGAACTTGTACGCGATGCGGTGGGGGCTATTTGCCGTCGTCTCGGGCGAGATCCGCCTTCATGCGGCGCAGGCGCCAGGCGTCGACGCCGATCGGACAGAGTCGGCGATCGTGTCCGGTCTTTTGGTTGTAGCGCAGGGAGCCGTCATCGCAAGCGCGCGAGATCGCGGCCTTGGCGGCGGGGAGTTTGATCGCGTCGATGTCGTCGAGGTGGAGGTAGGCCGCCGCCGTGATGGTGATCCAGTCCTCGGGCGTGTCGCCGAGGAGAATCGTCGTCGAGATGGCGATCGGGTTGATCGCCTGCCATCGTTTGAAGGTGATCGGGTGGATGTGGATCAGGTTCCCGAACTCATCCGCGAGGGTCACAAGATCGATTTGTGCGCGGGTTGTTGATATTGGATCGACTCGGTCCCGTTTACGGGGTAAACTACCATCGTTCATTATTGGGCCTCACCTGGTTTAAGTAATGGACGCGCCGTTCAAGGTCTCAAGCTGTGGGCGGCGTTTTTTTTTGTCCTGTTGTTAATCGGTACTTTATCGGTAAAATGCTGATCGGTCAAACGTCGGTAAAGTCCGCAGTTTTGCTTCTCGAAGATCTTGGAGGTATGGTTTCCAGCATAGATAGGTTGTACAATACCGATAGACTACCGATCGGAAAATCGGGCCGCAGTAGAAACCCTTACAAACAAGGGAAAGCGGTCGCCGTTTTTTTGCTATCGCAAGGTGAAAAATAAATTGTCTTTTTTGTTTATAGTCGATAGAACATCAGATGAAGATCTCCAAAGCCATCACGGAAGCCAGGACGCGCGCCGCTCTTTCGCAGGTCGAACTTGCCAAGCGCGCGGGGGTGGGGATCAAGACGATCGGGAACATTGAGCGCGGAGCCGGGACGCCGTCCGGCGCGACGTTGACGAAGGTCGCGCGCGCTTTGGACTTTCTCACGATCGAGGAACTGTTCGCGACCATCGCCGACCAGGCGGGCAAGCTGCAGGGGCCGCCTCGCGGTTTGTTGCCGGTCCTTGGATCGGTGCGCGCGGGGTTCGCCTGGGACTTTGATCCGAGCGGCGATCCGAGCGTCGGCGAAAACGGGGTCGGCGTGGATTACCTGAAGCGGTCCCTCGTTGGCGTGGACGATCCGGAGGCCTTCGCGGCGGTGGTCGACGGTGATTCGATGATGCCGGATCTCGCGCCGCAGGAGACGGCGATCTGTTCGCCCGCAAGGGCGGCGGCGGGACTGAACAACGGCGCGATCTACGCGATCCGCCTGGGCGACGCGCATCAGCACGCGACGATGATCCGCCGTTTGAATTGGATCGCGGGCGCCGAGGAGGCGCGACTCGTCCCATCGAACCCCAGGCACAAGACGATCGCGGTCGCGCTCGCCGACATCGATCGGATCGCGGAGGTCGTCGCGACGATCCGCCGCCTGGCGTGATCGCGATCCAATACAACAAACATTTAATCGAAGACTATCCGCGCCGCCTGGCGACGCCGATCGCGATCGCGGCGTTGCGTTCTGCATAGACGGCGTCGGTCATCGCGGCGGATGCGTGTCCGAGGGTGTGTTGCGCGGCGAGGAGTCCATCGACGGCGGCGATCTCGGTCGCGGCGGTGTGGCGGAGTTGGTTCGGATGCCAGTGATTGAGATCTTCCCAGGCCTGGAGCGCGGACCATTGATCGGCGCCCAGTCGCGTTTCATATTCTCGATCGGTTTCCCATCGCGTCGCGGTGGTGTTGCGGCCGTTGCCCTGGACGCGGATCCGCGCGAGCTGCTGCGGCGGTGGGAACGCCTGGCGACAAGCGCGGGCGATCGCCCTCGAGTAACTCGTCCGGCGCAGGGCCGACGGCGCCCGCTTTGTTTTGCCCTGGTCGCGGCGCCTGTTTTTGAGTAAGTCAAAAAACACCGGGCGATCCTGTTCGGTTGAGAGGAGCGGTCGGAGGATCTGCTGCGCGGCGGGTCCGAGGTAGAGCGTCCGCGTCTTGCCCTTGTGGGCGGTCTTGTGTTTTTTGATGTTGACGATCCAGATCCCCTCGACGGTTTCGAGATCGATGTCCGAGGTCTTGAGGTTGACGATCTCGCCAGGTCGGGCGCCGGTCAAGTATTGAAGGCGGGCGCAGGCGGCGAAGGCGTCGGACAAAAACGGGAGGGTCTGTTCGACTTTGGGCCAAGGGACGGGCTGGACGTCGCGGCGTTCGGTGGCGGTGGTTTGTCCTTCGGTCAAGTTGGCGAGAGAGGTGAGCGCTTGCCAGTATTCGGGCGGGACCAGTTCGACGGAGGCGCCCCATTTCCAGATCGATTTCAGTCGCCCGAGTTGGGCGTTGATGTAGGCGCGCCCCCAGTTGCGATCGATCATCACCTGACGCGCCGCGCGCGCTTTGTTGGGGCCGAAGTCCTGGATCGCGTCGAGGCCGTAGAGCGGGCGCAGGAGGCGGATCAGGGTCTCGTACTTATTGCGCTCGGAGTATCCAAAGCGCGGGAGTTCGGCCTCGACGAATCGGACGAGCAGTTCGGCGACGGTGGGGCCGCGATCGGTGGGGGATTTCTTCGCCTGGTTGTCGGGATGGCGTCGACCGTTGTCGATCCATTCGGCGATCAGTCGATCGTAGGCGGCGGCGGCCTGCGGTGATCCGTGGTCGCCCAGGTGGAAAACGCGTCGTTTTTGCGTCGCAGAATCGCGGAGCGTGACGATCGCGTAGGTCTTGCCGTTGGCGGATTTCTTGCCCAGTGCGGGGAGTTTCATTTGTTGGCCTCCGATGGCTGTTACAAAATGTAGCAGAATTGCGAGGCCGCGCCAAGTGCGTTTTTGTTGTAAGTCCTTGTGTGTACTAATGGGCCATACTGGACTTGAACCAGTGACCTCCTCGATGTCAAGGAAGCATTGAGCGGCGCGCCCGCGTTTTAAGGGGCGCCAGTGGGGTTTGATGGCGCGTTATCTGCATCGTTTGCGATGTCTTTGTTACAAAATGTAGCAGGCGGGGGCGCGGGGTGAGGTGGTTCGTTCTGGTTGTTTAGTTCGCGCGGATGTTGCGGACCTCCGCCTTGATCTCGTCGACGGTCTTTCGGATATATTCGAGATCGCGCGCCTGGGCGGTGACCTTGTCGTGATCCTCGGCGATCTTCGACTCGATGCTCGTGATCCGTCTCATCGCCTCGTCGTGCTTCGCCATCAGGTTCGACCAGGAACCGACGATCCCGACCGAAAGAACAATAATGGGGAGCCAGTCTCGGACGAACGTCTTCGCGGTTTGGGTCATTGGTCCCGGTCCTTTTGGGGGGGGCGTCGGTTGCATCGTAGCGCATCAGCGCGGGCGGCGCTAGTTGTTTTTTGTGGGGACGTCGTCATCGTCCAGGCGTTCGAGCGTGACCTCGACGCGGGGGTTCGCGGCGTCGGTGTGTTGGGTGTGACCGCCGGGGATCGCGTGGCGGTCGTTGATGATGATCTCGGCGTCCTGGATCCCATCGATCCCCGCCTTGATCCAGTGGTCGAGGTTGTTCGGGTCGTAGCGGTTGCGGTTGCTTTGAAAATACCAGGCGCACCGGACGAGCGCCTTCTTGAACCGGGGCGGATCCCTGCGATCGAGCGCCGCCAGGGAGCAGAGGACCGCGTCCGTCCGGTACTTTTTCACCTTCGACGCGCGAAAGTGGAGCGACCGCGTCCGACCGTTGGCGTTGAGGATCTTCGGCGGGATCGGGAGTTCGATCGTGATCGTGTTCATCGCGGCGGCCTCCGATGCCGGGGGGGTTGAGATACTGGATCGCAGCATCCGCGCCGCTTGAGACTTTCCGCCGCCTGGTCCCAGGTCATCCCATCGACGACCATCGCATCCGCGACCGCCTCGACCGAGTGATCCTCGATCGCCGCCGTCCATCCCCGCCGCTTTGCCAGGTCTCGGACGATGTCCATCTTGTGCGCCCAGTGTGCCGCCATCCCCTGCGCGAGGGAGACCTTGTCGGCGTGGAGGAAAACAGGATCGCACCATTCAAAGTTCGTCGCGTCGGAGTAGTCGTCGGGGCAAGCGCCCAGGGCGCCCGCGTTCCAGGTGTCGCGCTTCATCGTGTGACCGCCGAACGTGTCGCCGATTGTGATCGGGCCGAGATCCTCGGGGACGGGTGCGATCACGGCGGGGAACTTGATCGCGGCGCCCTTTCGATAGGCGGTCCAGGTCCAGAGGATCCGATCGAGATAACGCCGCCCGATCATGTCGGCGGATCCGAGCGCGTGTTCGACGTCCATCGGTGCGATCGGGAGCAGGTCGCCATGAACAAACAGGGCGACGCCCTCGGCCTGCTGCTTGACGAACTCCGCGTCGATCCATTTCTGCTTCATGCGGAACCGGGTCGTCGCGTTTGTTTTGAGGGATGTCCTCGGCGCGTTGATGATCTGGGCGCCGTCGCATTGTTCCAGGCGGCGGGATCCGCTGGACTCCGCCGGTCGGTCCGAGTGTGGTCCCTGGACGATCGAGATCGCCGCCGGTTGGAGGTGCTTGTTGATGAGTTCGATCTGGAGGTCGACCAGGTCGAACGCGTGCGAGTGGAATGTGTAGACGTGGAGACTCATGTCGTTATTGTCGCAGTCTGTCCGGCGCATCCGCCGCCGCCGAACGTGGGGGTCGCGGCGAAGGTGAGGCCGGTCGGGCAAGTCGTCGAGGCGGTGACATCCCCCTCGAGTGTGTCGGACGAGTAGAACGTCCCGAGGGAGATGATGTCGAGGCGGACGTGCCATTTCCCATCGACGCAGGTGATCGTCAAAGTCACGCCGCATTTGTTCGCGGGGACATCATTGACGACGGTCACGGTCCAGGCGCAGGCGGTCCGGTTGAGTGTGTAGACCGTGTTCGCGCAGAGGCAGTCCCCGGTCATCCCGGCGACGGTGACGGATAAGGTCGCGCCGCAGGACGAGCAGTCCGTCGGACATTCCCCGGCGTTGCAGCAACAGGCGCGATTAAAAGACAAAAGGTCCGCCGATCTGTTTAGGTGGTGAGAGTGAGGGTCCGACCGACGCCGAGTTCTAAGCCTGGGGGGATCTCGACGTTGTCGCCCATCACGAACGCCGTCGAAGTCGCGAGGCGTTTGAACGGGTCGAGCAGTTGGAACTCGTTCGAGAGGACGTTGAAGGTCGAGACGGTGACCGTCCCGCGCATGTCGGAAAGATCCAGGACGCCCGCGCCCGCGTTTAGGGTTGTGATCGTGAGCGCGTCCGAGGCCTGGACCAGGTTCGCGCCGTCGCCGAGGTTGACGGTCGCGATGTTGCCGCCGTCGCCGTTGCGCATGTCGGCGCCGCGCTTGAGGGTGATCGTCGTGAAACCGGAGGCGCCGAAGGTCTTGAGGGTTCCGCCGCTTTGGACGACCGTCGTCGCGCCGTTGCGCAGGCGACAAGATCCGCCCTCCATATTGAGGAGCGCGATCGCCGCCGACTCGCCGACGTTGACGAGTCCGTTCTTGATGTTGAGTTCTGCGCAGGTGCAGGCGTCGTCGGGATCATCGGTTCCGAGGCCGACCGTCCCGCCGAGGATTGTGAAGACGTTCGACGCGTGGGATCCCTTAAAACGCGCCGGTTCTTTGTCGGTGTCGGCGGAGGTTGCGGGGGTGTAGTGGATCACGGCGTCGGTCTGGTTCGCGCCGAAGTTGATCTTGATCCGATCGGATCCCGTCGGCGTTGCCAGGCCGAGCAGGCGGCCGAGTTGGAACTTGGTCGCGGAGATGTCGAAGTAGTTGTCCGCGTCGCCCAGGTCGCCGAGCCAGGAGCGGGCGACGTCCAGTTCCGCCAGGGTGACGGCGCTCTGCCCGAGTCCGGCGGTGATGTTCTCGGTGAAGTTCTCGAGGATCACGGTGTCGCCGTTGGCGGGGACGCCGGAGGGGTTATGATTTGCGGCGCTCGACCAGTCGTTCGCGGTTCCGGCGCCTGCCCAGGTGATGTTCGTCATGTCGTAAAGTCCTTTTGTGTGTGTGCTTGTTTAGTCTTCGCAGGTTCCGTCGATGCCGTTGGTCGCGTTGATCCAGATCTCGCGGTCGCCCGCGTTGTCGCCATCGCCGCCGATGAAGATCACGTCCGCCGGGAGGATCAGTCCCGCCGGGAGTTGCATGACCGACATCCCCGCCGGGAAGTCGGTCCCGTCGACATCGACGCCCATCGACTCGACGCCGTCGCCGGTGTTCATGTCCTCCGCCATGTTGAAGGCCTCGGCGCTGAGGATCCCGTCCGCCGCATCTTCGACCGCTGTCCATCCGTCATAACCGGCGGCGGTCTTGCGGACCTGGGTGACGGTGTAGGTCCATCGGTTTTGCGCGGGCGAGTCCGCCTCCGCCGAGGAGTCGATCTGGATCCATATCCGATAGGACATCGCGCGCGGGAACGGATCGATCGCGGCGCCAGGTATTGGACCGGATGATCCCGGCGCCCGCCTGGGCGGCGCTTCGCTTTTGCGGACCGCCTCGACGATCCGCCCGGTGTTTCGTTTGTCGAATCCGTGGACGTCCGTCATCAGCGCTCATCCTTGAATCGATAGCCGTCGCGTTTGGTGGGGAGGCCGACCTTGTTGAGGATCTCGACGTTTAGGTCGGCGTGGTTGTGAACTTGGAAAACCAGATACCAGGGTTGCGCGCCTTTTTCGAGCGCGGCGCCATTGCCATCGAGCAGGATCGGGAGCGAGACGGGGACGCCGTTGAGGTCGAGGACTCGCTTGAGTTCTTCGGGGTTGACGTTGCCGAGTTGTCCCTCCGAGAACGCCTCGCCCGGTCCGGTGTAGAACCCTTCGTCGAGAACGGCGCCGAGCCAAAAGTCGATCGAGAATGTGAGGTTGATGTCCCAGACCGTATCGACGCCGCCCTCGCGGTCGTGTTCTTGTGTGGTGCGGGCGCCGAAGTTCTTGAACTTGGGACGGAAGGCGGGGAACCCGAGGAACTTCGGGATCCGGTTCGCCTGGCGGATCGCCTTGTGTTCGATGCCGCCTGCGCCGTTTTGGATGAATCGTCGCTGCCAGAGGGGACCGTGGACCAGGCCGCGCGCATAGTCCCAATCCATCGCGCGGATCGTGTTGAACGGGACGCGGGCGGAGATCGCAAGGTTGAGACGTTCGCGGTCGAACTCATAAGGGGCGGCGAACGGGATCCCGTTCGACGCGGCGAGCGGGACGAAAAACGTGTCGCGCCTGGTCGAGTCCGAGACGGTTTCGGATTGGAGTGAGAGAGTCGGTTGGAGGTCTTTGTCTTTGTCGTCCTTGTCGCCGCTGCCGCTGCTGTTGTCGTCGTCTTTTTTGCCATAGTCGACCGAGACGAGAAACGCGTCGGGGGCGTCGCCCAGGTGTTCGGCGGATCTTTTGAGGACGATCGCGCCCATCCCGGCGGGGTGCGAGCTGCCCAGGCCTGGGATGTCTGGAGCGGTGACGGCGCGGAGCGGGTCGTCGGGTTGCTGAGTGCCGGACATCTTGACGATGAACTGGCGCTGGAACGTGTAGGAGTCTTCATCCTGCGCCGCCGTGTCGGTGAATCGTTCTACTGTGGAGACGTGGATCATGTGGATCTCGGGGTCGGGTAACCGGGGCGGGTGTTTAGAAGTTCGCGTTCTTGATCTTGTCGGTGTTGGTCGTTGGGGTGATGGCGCCGATCTTTACAAGTTGGGCGCGGATCGCTTTGAGTTCGTCGAGTTGTTTCTGGTTGTATTTGTCGGCCTCGGTCGAACGCCTGGCGGTGATCTCCGCGATCCTGGCCTGCGCGTCGGCGCCGAAGCGGGCGCCCTGGGGGGCGAGACTTTGACCGGCGCGCGTTTGTTGCGCCGCGTGGAGTTGGTCCCGGCGCGCATCGAAGACCGCGCCGAGCGCCTTCGCCCGGTCGTCGCGCTGTTTGCGGATGTTCTTGATCGAGAGTTCGAGGGATTTGTTCGCCGCATCTTGCGCCGCTTTTTGCGCCTTGAGCGCGGCGACCTGGGCGATCAGGGTCGCGGCGTGTTGCTTGTTCGCGTCCGAGGCCTTGAGGGTTTCCAGGCGCGCGAGTTTGATCTCCTCGGCGGATTTGCCGAAGTTCTTTTTCGCGGTCTCGAGACCTTCGAGGATCTTTTTCACCTCGTCTTCGCTCTTTTTCGTTTCGTTGAGGGCGTTGAGTTTGTCGCGCAGGATCTTTACGCGGCGCGCATCCGAGGCGGTCGCCTTGTTTTGGATCGCGTTGAGGCGCTCGATTTCGCTTGCGGATTTGCCGAAGTGCCTGATCTGCATCTCGAGGGATTTCGAGAGGGCGTCGGTCGACTCTTTCGCCTTGTTCGCCTGCTCGTCGTAACCGAGGAGGGAGGCGCCCGCCTTGAAGACGTTTTGAACCAGGTCGCCGCCGACCGCTGCGCCCATCCCGACCGCCGCCGCCGTGAGGATGGAGAACCCGCTGTTGAGTTTGCCGATCGTGCCGATCAGTCCCTCGACGCCGCCGCCCGCCTTCTTGGTCTTGGCGACGAATCCGCGCGTGTCGGTGTTCGCCTTGTTGAGACCGCGCGAGAATTGCGACGCGTCGCTGGTGATCTTGACATTCAGGTTACCGACATTTGCCGCCATTGTTGCGCCTTTCCTGTTTTTCCTGGTGCTTCTTGTTGAGCGCGTCCGCCATCAGTTGCGCCGTCTTAACTTGGAACGCGATCTCGCCGGGTGTCTTCTCGGTCTTGATTTCGTAGCCGTCTCGGATCGCGAAGAACGCCATCCAGGCGAGGAACTCGCGCGCGTTGGTTTGCGCCTTGGTTTGTCGGAGACTGGATCCGGTGGCCTGGGCGATTCGATGCCAGGTCATGCGCGCCGGATCCTCGCTCATTTTTTTATCTCGGCCTCGAGATCCTCGTCGCTGATCGGGTTAAGTTTGCGCGCCTTGAGGTAGAGCCGGGTGATCGCGGATCCGCTCTTCCGGTTGAGCGCCTCGAGTTGCGAGATCTCGAACAAGGGGGCGCCCAGTTGATCGCATAACGTGCCGACCAGGAACGAGGCCTTGACGCCCGCGTCGCCGGTGTTCTTGCCGTCGCTGGATCGGATCCAGGTGTCGAGCTGCTCGCCGGACATCGTCCGGATGTAGACGTCGCCGTTCCATTCGGGAACGTGGACGCGTTCGAGAGCGCAGTCGTCGGACTCGAGGATCTGTTCGGCGTTGAGTGAGTTCATCAGGCGGCCTCCGATTAAATAATAAAAGCGCCAGGCGGGACCATCCCGCCCGGCGTTGGGCGTCTTGAATTAAGCGAACGTGACGGCGCCGGAGATCTGCATCGAGATGTCGCCGGAGATCTCGCCCTCCATCGCGCCATTGAGCGCGAGCCGGGTGAGCAGGGCCGAGAACGTCGAGACCGTGGCGCCGGTGTCGCCGTGGGAGATTCGATAGCCGACGGCGGCGTCCGACGCGTAGTCGGTGATGAGTTGCGCGTGAGTGGCCTCGTCGTAGTCGAAGAGGATGTTCCCGGTCACTTCGCCGGAGTTGCGCAGTCCGCCGATGAACTCGCGGATCTTGTTCGTCGATGATTTGGAGGTGACGTCGATCGTGTCGCGTTGGAGATCGGGGCCGCCGGTGTCGCGGAATTGTGCGATCTGGTCGAACCCTGCGGCGCCGTCGTCGCGTTCTAAGATGTAGCCGAAGCCGTCGTTTGCTGCCATGATAAAAACTCCCTTTTTTTGGGGTGGGTGGTGTTGGTTTAGTTGGGCGATGTCTCGCGATAAGTTGCGGTGAAGTCTTGAAAGACGGCGTCCAGGGTTTCGTCGCTGCCATCGACCGGAACGTCGAACCGATCCGCATCACTTGCGGGGAGGATCGAGGTGACGACGACGCCCGCGCTGGTGCCGGAGTAGTTCGAGAGCGCGAGTCGGACCTTGTCCGAGAGATCCTCGGCGGTGTCGTATGCGTTGCGACCGCCGACCGAGACGACCTGGACGCGGGCGCGGCATAGTCCCGCCGTCCCGCTTTTTTCGTTGGTGTGGTTCCGCGAGATCACCGAATAAACGATGTAAGACGTCCCCGGCGCGGTGGACTGCGGCGCCTGGTTGGGGTGGATCCGCGTCGAGACGATCGCCAGGACGGCGGCGTCCGCGAGTAGTCGCGCCCTTATTGCTTTGCCGATCGATGCCATCAGACCGCCCCCTTCTTCGCTGATTTCGCGGCGGCCTTGCGGGCGAGTTTCTCGGCCTCGATCTCGATCCGTTCGGAGATCTTCTCGCGCATTTTGCTATTTGCCTCGCGGCCTTTCGAGTCGATCGCAGGGCGGAGGAACGGTTGCGCCTTGGCGCCGGGGTGGTCGACCGTCATCTTCCCCGATGAATCTTTGAGCGCGTTCGGTGTGGATCCCGCCGATCCTGGTCGCGCTTTGGCGTGGTGCTTCTTTCCGAAGAGGGAGAACGTGATCGAGTGACGCGCGGCGCCGAACTCGACGAGGTGGGCATAGCGGAACGGGACCGCGTTCGATTGGGTGGTCTGTTTGTTGAGGCGGATCGATCCCTTCGACTTGGAGATCCGGCCGGACTTGGTTCTCTTGATCGAGAACTCGCCCTTGTGTCGTTCGACGCGGCCTTTCGTTGCCATGTCGGGACCGACGAACCCGGCGACGTTGCCGGACTTGTAGGTCTTGATCGAGTAGGTGATGGACTTCGCCAGGAGGCCGGAGTCTTTGATCTTTTTCGCGTTGGCCTTGGCCTGCTTCGCGATGATCCGCGCCGCGACCAGGACGCCCGCGCGTTGGATCCGTCGTTGTATTGAGGGCTTGAATCCGTCGAGGACTTGGCGGAGCGCGAGATCGCCCTCGACCGTAACGCGGGCGCGGGTCTTGTTGGCGTTCGGTGAGACGCGCGACTTCTTCGAGGCGGCCGAGATCAGGTTGATCGCGAGGATCGGGAGGACCATCAGACGACCTCCAGACAGACCGCGAGGATCTCGCGCCGGTCCTCGTTGACATCGAGCGCCGAGAGGATCTCGAGAGTCCGGTCGTCGAACTTGATCCGGTCGGCGGTGGTGATCCCTGCGATATAATTCAGGAAAACGCGATGCGAGACGCGGGCCTCGGTCTGGAGTCCGGTCACGGTTTCGGCGCCGGACATCGGGACGACGTTCGCCGCGACGCGGGTGTGGATCGGCGCCCAGGTCTTCGAGACCTGGCCGGAGGCGTTGATCGTCTCGGTCGATCTTTCGATCGTGATCCGGTGGCGCTTTCGAGGTGTGCATTTGTGGCGGGTCATGGTTTAGGTAAAACGAAAAACGCGATACGGTCCGAGCAGGGCGCGGACATCGGCGGGGAGGTTGCCGTCGTCGATCATGCATCCGGTGTAGAGCATCTTGGCGAGGATCAGGATCGCCTCGCGGATCGCGGCGGGGACGTCGGTCGGGTCGGTTCCATATCCTGCGGTATAGGTGACGGTGGCGGCGTTCTGGATCTTTCGCGTCGCGGGGTAGGCGATGCCGAACGCGGGAGCGATTCGACCAGGATCCGACGAGGTGTCGGCGATGTAGTTCGCCGAGTTCCAGGTCTGCGCGTCGCCGTCGGCGTCGGTGTAGGTGATCGAACCGACCGCCGAGAGCGGAGACGCGAGACCGTCGATCGGTTGTTCGCCCAGGGGGAACGCGTCGAGGATCAGGTCGAGGATCGTGTCGATAAATCGGCGGCGCGTGAATCGTTCGCAGATCTCGCGCGCGGCCTGGCCTTTGATTTGGAGGAGGTTGTCGTCGTCCGAGTGATTGACCTGGACGAACTCCTTGATCTGCTCGAGCGTGACGGGTTCGAGCGCGGGCGCCGTGTTGATGTTCGTTCCCATTGTGGAGGCCTTGGTCGAGGGTGCGGGGGGTTAATCGTCGACGGGTTCGTCGAGTTCGGCGGTGAGCGGGTCGACGAGTTGGGCATAGCCGAGATGGATGAGCGCGATCGCATCAGCGCTCGGGAGTTCTCGCTTCTCGCCCTTTGTTAGCAGGCCGAGCGAGGTACTGTTGAGCGTTCTAAGCATCTCGACGCGTGTCATGTGTGAACTCCAAGGGGGGACCAGGGGCGCGGAAAGTGTGGCGGATTATTTGGCGGCGGGTGCGGCCTTCTTGGCGTCGGCCTTCTTGGCCGGTCCATCGTTGGCGCGGGTCTCCGCTGGTCCGACGGTCGCCCGCCGAGCGCGTGGATCGAAGTCGGCCGCCGAGAACGCGCGGTTCGCTTTTTTCGCGGTGCTTGTTTTCGCGTATCCGGACCGGACCAGGTCGTCCGCCTGGGCGACGGGGAGGTCGTAGATCTTGCCCTCGTTGAGGGCGCCCGCTGCGCTGCATCCGCTGCGGGTCATTTGCACGCGCTTAGTTTTTTCGTCGCTCATGTTTTCGTCTCCGATGTGGGGGTTGGGGTTGCTTGGATGACAAGGGGAACAGGGAAAACCGGGGAGGGACTGTTCGTCCCTCCTCGGTCGGGGGTGTTGCATTGCTGCGGATGGTTTATCCC